GTACTAGGTGATGTGCATGGAGCAAGATTCCCAAAGTATGATGACGTATTTAATGAAGTTGCAAAACACAGTAAGTGGACAGAGTCGGCACAGCCACTAGGACCAATTAATCAAGACGTACTAGACTTAACAGACCATGAACTCAGAGAGTTTGAAAATGTGTTAACAGAGTTAGGTGTCGAAGTGTTACGTCCGAGGCAGTTAGACTTTCAACAAACAGTACACGGTTATAGATACTTTGCAGATGGTATGTATAATTATTGCCCACGTGACATTATACTTGTTGTAGGTAATACAGTAATTGAAACTCCTGTATTGTTTCACAGTAGGTTTCACGAAACAGAAGCATATAGAGATATTAAAAACAAGGCTATGGCTTCAGGAGTTAAATGGATTAGTGCTCCAAGACACGCACTACCAGTACACGAAGTATTTGAGAATGGAAAACTTACAGAGAAGACTCCAATCTTTGATGCGGCTAACGTAATGCGTTTTGGTAATGACTTGTTGTACTTAAAAAGTCAAACAGGTAATGCCGCGGGTGCTCAATGGTTAAGTACAGTGCTTGGTTCAGAATATACAGTTCACATATGGGAAGATGTTTATGCGTTTGCACACATTGATAGTACTATTGCGGCACTGAATGAATCGACATTATTAATTAACAAACAACGAGTTAAGCCTTCGCAGTTACCAACGTTTTTGAAAAAGCACAAACGTATCTGGGTTGACAGTGTAGAGGACATGGAGTTTCATAAATATCCATATGCTAGTAACTGGATTGGAATGAATGTGTTAAGCATTGATCCTAAAACAGTTGTCGTCGATCCTAGACAAAGAAAATTAATTAAAAAGTTAGAGAAAGCAAAGTTCGAAGTAGTACCTGTACAACTTACACACAGTCGTACACTAGGCGGCGGACATCATTGCGTTACATTAGATTTGGAGAGGCGAGCATAATGTTAACACTTGGAGTAGCGGCTGGCTTCCATGATGCAGGATTGGCAGTTGTAGATGATGGTGAGATTGTTTTTGCTGGACACAGTGAACGTTACAGTAAACAAAAACACGACAAAGATTTACATATCGACATTGTTAAAAAAGGTTTAAGTTATGGAACACCAGACGTTATAGGTTATTACGAAACACCTTGGCTTAAAAAGACAAGAGAATTATATGCAGGACAAGGATTCTTTGGAGACCGAAGTAGTGCATGGACAACTAAAGGTGCTCTTAAGAATCAATTTACTTTTTTGAAAACAGGATTAGCGTCCGGACAAGAAACAAAGTTGTTACCTAACACAAAAATTGAAACATACAGACACCACCACAGTCATGCGGCGGCAGGATTTCAAACAAGTCCATTCGATGATGCAACAGTTGTTGTTATAGATGCTATAGGTGAATGGGAAACTATTACTATATGGCACGCCGAGTATGATAGTAATATGAAAGCAACGTATAAGAAGTTGTGGAGTCAAAAGTATCCACACAGTATTGGATTATATTACAGTGCTATGACACATCGACTAGGCTTACGTCCATTAGATGAAGAATATATTATGATGGGTATGGCTGGTTGGGGAGAACCTAAACACCACGACGAGATTTATGATGCACTACTGCACGATGACGCAACAGGCAGACTTGCACACAACTTACACATTGGTGTCGACGAAGACTTTCTTAAAGATGCAAATGAATATGACATAGCCGCAAGTGCTCAGTCAGTTGTAGAGAAAATGATCGACAACGTTATGGCAAGAGCAAGAGGATTTAATAAGAGTCGCAATTTAGTTTACATGGGCGGCGTTGCTCTTAACTGTTTATACAACCGTAACTTAGGTAAGTTCTTTGATGACATTTGGATTATGCCCAACCCAGGAGACTGCGGAAGTGCATTAGGTGCCGCGGCATTGGCATACGGAGGCAAACTTCGTTGGGAGACTCCATTCTTAGGTACGCCTATTGTTGGTGCGTATCCAGTTGATGACCTTATTGATGAACTACAAACTAATAAGATTGTAGGAGTAGCAAGTGGTAAAGCAGAGTTTGGCCCACGTGCATTAGGTAACAGAAGTTTATTAGCAGATCCACGTGGTCCTGAGATTAAAGATAAAGTAAATGATATTAAACGTAGACAAAAGTTTAGACCATTTGCTCCGTTAATATTAGAAGAACACGTTAATGAATATTTTGAAATGCCAGAAAACTTACCTACTAGTCCTTATATGCAAGTAGTTGCAAAGTGTAAGAGACCAGAAGACTTTCCGGCAATCATACACGTTGATGGAACTAGTCGTGTACAAACCGTAAGCAAAGACTTCCCAAGTGGTATTAGAGACCTTTTAGAAAGATGGTATGTACTTACAGGTTGTCCTATATTATTAAACACAAGTTTAAACATCAGAGGCGAGCCTATGGTAGACACTAGATTAGATGCAGACAGGTTCGAAGCAATGTACGGCGTTAAGGTGTGTAGTTAATGTTTGATATTATTTTTATGAGTTATGAAGAACCTAATGCAGATAAGCATTGGGATTTAGTTAAGAAGAAGTTTCCGTGGGCAAGACGAAGCCACGGAGTAAAAGGATTACCAACTGCACACCAGGCGTGTGCAAAGATGGCTCGTACTGAAATGTATTATGTTGTCGAAGGTGACAATCATATTACAGAAGACTTCGATCCAAGTTTTAAACCAGACAAGTACGGCAAGGATGCAGTATATGTATACCGAGCTCGTAACAGTGTTAATGACTTAGTTTATGGTTACAGTGGTATTAAATTATTCCCTACACAAAAGGTATTAGACGTTGATGTAGAAACAGTAGTAGACTTTACAACTGCTATTAGTACAAAGTTTGTACCTTACCCTGTTGTAGGAAGTATAGTACATTACGATACTGATCCTTTCAATACATGGAAGGCGGCATTTAGAGAGTGTACTAAACTAACAAGTAAGATTATACCTGGACAACAGAACGACGAAGACGATGCCAGACTCAAGGTATGGACTACTGTTGGCAACGGACTATACGGTGACTACAGTACTGCTGGTGCAAGAGCAGGAGCAGAGTATGGTAAGAACAATAACGATTACACAAACATTAATAATTGGGAATGGTTAAAGGAAAGATTTGAACAAAAAACAAATTAACTTTGTAGACGATAATGATTTATTTGGTCGTATCGGTTTACTTACAGGCGACACATTATTCAACGACTTGCGTAAAGCGAGTGATAACTTAAACGCAGACTTTACCGATGCGTTAAGTTGGGGACAATTAAAAAGCAAACGTTGGTTAGTAGACGAGCTAGTTCGTACAGGTGAAGAATTAAGAACTGTATTTGTCTTAGGAGGATGGTACGGTACGTTAAGTGCTATGTTGTTTAATACTAATATGGTTATTCATTACATAAGAAGTTTTGATATAGACGAAGGATGTCAACCTATTGCTGATGCAGTTAATAATACCCATGTACAAAACAACTGGAGATTCAAAGCAGTTATAGAAGATATGCATAATATAAACTATGACGCACACACTTGGAGTTGTTGGAGTACTAAAAATAATCGTTTAAGTTTTCCAACTACAGATAGACCCAATACAATTATCAATACCAGTTGTGAGCATATAGAAAACTTTAGTGAATGGTATGCAAAAATGCCTAAAGGTAAATTACTTGTATTGCAAAATAATAATTACAGTGAATTAGAAGAACACATTAATTGTGTTAACAGTGTAGAAGAGTTTGCTGAACAAACACCTATGAAGAATGTTTTATTCTCAGGTGAACTAGACGTAGGCAAATACAAAAGGTATATGCGAATTGGAATTAGATAAATTATCTATTAGAGAACTACAGACAGAATCCGCTAGGGCTCTGGCTACTATGGATGCTACAAGTGTAAACATTCATCAGTTCAATAAACAAGCACATCATAATAGTTGGAACTGGTACAAAGCAGTTATCAATTGGTATGTAGAACAATACGGCGACTTGCCTAGCAAGGTTGGCCCGGGTATGAAAGTCGAACTTAAATGTCAATAAAAATAATAAAATATGCTAGTGCCTGTTTTATTTTATTAGCAATGGTATTTCATGTTGCAGGTATTACACCTTGGAACAGTATACTACAAATGATAGGAGCAAGTGGTTGGATATATGTAGGCTACAAATGGAAAGAGAAGGCTCTTATACTTAACTTCCTTCCACAATTTTTTATAATTATTCCAATGTTAATTTGGATATACTGGATAGCACAATGAAGATAACAATAGCAGGATTTGGATATGTAGGTAAAGCAGTTGATATGTTCTTAAAACAATATCATACAACTCATGTAGTAGACCCAGCATTTAGATTAGATAAGTTGACAGACATTAAACCAGATGCTATAATAATATGTGTAAGTACACCCCAAGGTGAAGATGGTAGTTGTGATGTTAGTAACGTATTAGATGTTTTAAATGACGTAAACAAACACACTCCTGTTTTAATTAAGAGTACAATTAGTCACGAAGGGTGGCTAACAATTAAAGAAGCACACCCGGACAAACAGATATGTTTTAGTCCAGAGTTTTTAAGAGCCAAGACTGCAAATCAAGACTTCGCAGGCATGGACATAATGTATCTAAGTAACGAACACTCTGTGTTCTGGTGTAACTTATTTTATGCAATAAGACCTGACTTAACTTTTAAAGTTGGAACAGTAGAAGAATTAATAATTACAAAGTATATGCGTAATAGTTTCCTAGCAACTAAGGTTAACTTCTTTAATCAAGCATTTGATTTATGCCAGGCACTAGGCATTAACTTTGAAACTGTCAGACAATTTGTAACTGACGATAGTCGTATTGGAAGTGGACACACCAAAGTAACTGAAGACAGAGGATTCGGTGGGCATTGTTTTCCTAAAGATACAAACGCAATAATCAAAACTGCACAATTCAAAGGAGTTGATTTAAGTATCATCAGAGAAGCAGTAGAGTACAACAATAGGATCAAGTAATATGCTAGTAAATATAAATGACATTGGTGGATTAGTTATTAAAGACAATGAAACTTATACACTAAAAGACAATACTACATTAAATAATTTAGTTGTTAGTTCAACTGACTTAAAGCCTTATAAAAGCACTAACGGACATAGCCATGCAGGACAAGAAGAAGTATATTACTTTGTAAAAGGTTCGGGCACTATGTTCTTAAACAATGTACCTCGCTTTGTAAC